TAGCAACTATTTGTGGTCGAAATTTCTATGTAACTTTTTTTTAAAGGAGGGATAAAATGTCAAGTACATTAACGTGCGCATACTGCGGGATGGCCTATCCAGAAGGGACGCCGCCGCATGGAGCAAAAATCCTAACCGACCATATTAAAGTTTGTGGAAAACATCCAATGAGAAAAGCAGAGGCCACGATCTCTAAATTGCGTACTGCTCTGGTTGGTTTAGTTGGAGCATCAACCGAGGAAAAACTTACGATGATGGAAATACACTCGCGATCTTCTCTGGCCCCTGATGCTGACAAGGTCGCTGTCATCAACGCAATTCATGTGCTTATTGAAACGGCAGACAGCTAAAACTTTTTTTCTTGCGGGTGCTCTTGGTCGGTGCCTGGAGTGATATCGGCTTAAAAGTCCGGGGACTCCCCGCAAGGCCGATTTATTAGGAGGACACATGGTTTACCTGAGAACTGTTTTGTTGTTTGTTTGCCTGCTTCACACACCGGTGGTTACCATCAAAGCTGTTCGTGGCGAAATAATTACTTGGGATATGGTGCTGCTGGCAGCTGGATGGACGCTGTTTATTTCCTCAATGGGATGGCTGTCCTTCTAAAGCATGACTAAAAGGAAGAAAACAAAACTTGATAAAGCCCTGGAAAAGGGGCAGGGCGCAAAGGTCAAGCTGTATAGCGACCTTCTACAGATGATTGCCAAGGGTGAAAAGCTGTCACCCACTCAGCTACGTGCGTTTAGTCTGCTCGGGCGCGAGCTTGAGAAAATGTCCGGCGACTCGGATCCGCCGGAGCTGATTGCATCTTTTGACGATGCGGCCGAATATTGTGGAGTGTCGAAAAGGACAATCTCTCATCATCTCAAGATGGGGCATATCCGGCAGAACGCGGACGGCACGTTTGAGACCTCGGTGCTGGATGATTATCTCAAGTCTGGGCGGCACAGGGGGAAAAAGGGATCGGCAACCAACGAGGAGCAAACCACCAGAGCGAAACTGCGGAAGTTGCTGGCCGATGCTCGGCGGTCGGAAATCATAACAAAGCAGTTGTTAGGGGTGCTAATCCACCGAAATGACGTGGACACGAAATGGGCGCAGCGGACGGCGGCGCTTTGTTCGGGTCTGGAATTACTGGAGAATCGGCTGCCGCCCCTACTGGAAGGGAAGACCAAGCGGAAGATGTCGGAGATTATCAAGAAAGAGGTTTGGACGTTGCGGAGCGTGTATTCGGGGGAGCGTGTCGAGGATAAAAAAGGCCGGAAGGTGAACAAACCATGAAGGCAATTAGCCTATGGCAACCCTGGGCCTCAGCAATGGCGCTTGGATGGAAACGGAATGAAACAAGGCACTGGCGAACGTCCTATCGCGGCCCATTGCTTATCCATGCCGCAAAAAAAATTATTGGATGGCCCTCCTTGGATATTCAAGAGTTGTTTTATGATATAGCGTTTCAGCCCTCTGACTTACCTCGCGGCGCGATCTTGTGTAAGGTCGACCTGATTGGCTGTGAGAAAATATTTATGCATAATAGGCCGAAAGGGGCTGAACGGATATTGGGAGATTATACACCGGGGGGATTTATGTGGATTACTGAAAATATGATCTCGTTCGGCCCCATTCCATACCGAGGATCGCAAGGATTTTTTGATGTGCCGGAATCCGCGATAAATATAAACATCGCCCCGGAAAACCCGAAGCTGTTGATTGAGAAAAAAACCAGGCAGTTGAAGTTATGGAATTGACAATCGCCCCTATCGGGTACCGAGCATCAGACATAACAGAGCTGTTGGTGCGAAAGTACCCGATTGAAAAATTTCTTTCGGTACCAGAATGTAAAATCGGGTCGACGGTTTTTAAATACGGATGTCCCCGCTTTGATTTATGGGTAATGGCTCGGTCATGGGCGCATCCTCGTTTTATCGGTTGCGAGATAAAAGTCACGCGGCAAGACTTCCTGAGAGACGTAAAGTGGCAGGATTATTTGCCGTATTGCACTGAATTTTATTTTGTTGCGACGCCTGGCGTTATCGATCCGGGCGAAGTTCCGGAAACCGCCGGACTGATGGTAACCTCAAAAAACTGCAAAAGACTGATCACCAAGAAAAAAGCGCCTGTCAGAGATGTTGAGATTCCACAGTCGATTCTTATTTACCTCCTGATGTGTCGGACACGCGTTACGGCAGACAATACGGGCCGGGAACTGCCGGCCAGATGGCAAGATCGACTGAAGCAGATGAAAGCAAATAAAGGATTAGGGCATGATGTAGCATATCATATCCGCAGTCTAGTAGATAAGAAAGTCAAGGATGTGAGAGATGAAAACCAAACACTCAAAGAAGAAAATCGACGGTTTGAAATTATAAAAGACTGCATGGAGGAGCTTGGGGTCTCTCCTGGCGACCTTCAAATTCGTGTCCGGCACGGAATCGAACACAAGCTCAAAGAAGTGATGAGCGGGATTCCTTTTGACCTAATCCAATTTCTGAAACAAGTTGAACTCAATGCCAGCCAAGCGATTAAGGCATTGGAAACGAAATGACATTAATAAACCCCAAAAACATGGCGTCCTGGCTTGTCCTGGCTGACGAGCTGGACCGGATCGGGTATTCTCGGAAGGAAGAATTCGCCTGGAAGCCGAAAGAAAACATAAAGCCGTCTGAATGGACGGAAAAATATCGGGTTTTATCGGGGCAGAGTGCGGAAAAAGGGCCTATGCGACTGCGCCGGACTCCGTATGTCGTGCATATTATAGACACCCTGGCCCAACCAGAAACAGAAGAGGTTGTAATCGTTAAGCCTGCTCAAATTGGGCTTACAGAAATATTTATTAGCGTCATCGGATATTATGCCCATCAGGAGCCCTGCCCAGTCCTTCTAGTCATGGCTGATGAGAAAACAGCTGGACATATGGCGAATGAGCGAATCCAGCCAATGTTCGAGGCGATACCGGATATGGCGGAGTTGATCGGAACGCCCTGGAACAAGGAAGAAATGAAGTTGCTGAATGGGGCGTTTGTCGCCACAGCCTGGGCCTCGAGCGTGGCTACCCTTGCGGCAAGGGAATATCGGGTTGTCATCCAAGATGAAATCGATAAACCAGGATATTATATAATATCGAGGGAAGCAGGTCCCATCTCACTGGCAAGGGAAAGATCGGAGACATTTTTCAGCCGGAAACATGCGTTGCTTTCGACCCCGACCCATGAAACGGGGAATATCTGGCAGGAATTTTTGCGATGTTTGAGGACGTATTATTTTCATGTGCAGTGTCCATCGTGCAGGGTTTATCAGCCCCTGGTCTGGTCATATGAGTATGCGGCCGGGTTTAAAAAAGAGGAGTACGTTGACCACAAGGGAAAGACTCGGCATCTGGGCCGGGTGGTTTGGGGAGGCGGCCGGGAAGCCAGCCACTCTCAGATCCAGGACGCGGGCTACGAATGTGGGACGTGCAAGAAAGTCTGGACAACGATCAAGAAAAACCATGCGGTCGAAAAAGGCAAGATGGTTGTCAAAAAAAAGGGGTTAAAACGAAAAATCGGTTACCACTTGAACCGGTTGTATTCCCTTCTCGGACAGTCGGGCAACATCGCTAAGATGGTCGATAATTTTCTGACGTGTTTGGCCTCTGGGGATCCGAAGCTGTTGCAGGGGGTTGTCAATTCCAGCTTCGCGGAGCCGTGGAAAACGTACACGGTTGAGAGATCGGAAGACTCGATTCTCGAATTGAGAGATACACGGCCCAGGGGCCAAGTGCCGTCGGGGGATGTGGTGTCTTGTGTGCTCGGTTCGGTGGACACGCAAAAGGATGGTTTTTTTTATGAGGTGAGAGCGTGGGGTTATGGGATGAACCTGGAATCGTGGCAGATCAGGGCGGATTATGTCACGACCTTTGAAGCGTTGGAGAAGATTTTCTTTCAAGACGAATACTTGGACATAGACGGGAAAATATATGTTGTCCGAATGGTTGGAATCGATTCGCAGGGGTCGCCGGCCGGAGGATATAACACAAGCCAGGTATATGATTGGGCGCGGAAAAACCGGGGCCGGGTTATACCGATCAAAGGTGAGCAACGAAGGGGCATGACTCAGTCGATAGTGTGGGGGCGGATCGACTCATACCCCGGGACAAACAAGCCTATCCCCGGTGGGATCAAACTTTTGAGGGTCAATACAAAATATTTCAAGGATATTCTGTCAAGCAAGTTGATGGTTGACAAAGATGACCCGGGGGCGTGGCACATGCACAGCGAATGCAAGATTGATTGGGCCAGGCAGATGACCGTGGAATATGTCGATGAAGAGGGTTTGTGGCAATGTCCGCCGGGAAAGCCAAACCATGCCTGGGATGTGTCGGTGTATCAATTGGCCATAGCAGATGTTGTGGGCGTTCAGTTTTCGAAGAAGGAGCCGCTGGGCAATGGCGGCGGGAAAAAACCGAAAAAAAAGTCAACGAAAAGAGCGAGATGGTGATCCGCAATCCAAAGAGGAGGAACAAAAAATGACGACGCAAACCATTAACATCAATATGGGTGATGTCGAAGAAGAGTTTTGTGTAACGTGTGAGGGGAAAATTTTTATTGAGGTGGTCAGGTGTAAAAAGCTTTCGGCGATACAAAGTCCGACCGGGAAAGATGAAATGGTCACGTTTCCGGCGGGCCTGATCTGTGCGAACTGCAAACCCGTGGTGGGCGATCCCCCGTCGGGGGAGAATGAGGTATAACTATGAAACACATCTTATGTTTATTTGGATTACACAAACTGAGGAGAACTGTTGGTCAAAGTCCGGGAGCGTGGCATTGTGAACGATGCACATATATCCGCTCGGGAATAATTCGCCCCATCCCGTTACCAAGGCCTGGAAAACAGTCAGTGCCCGACAAACCAACACCTCCTCCACCGCTACCGGAAAAAAGTGAAAAGGAGGGATTATGATTAAACGATCAGACGATGCCCTGCAGGGCATGAAAGAAATTTGTGCATATGCGAACAGGTCGGAGTCGACCATTATCGATTGGATCCTGAAACGAGGATTTCCTGCATCGAAAATAGGCGGGGGGATCTGGGAGTCGAGCAGAACCGCGATCGATAAATGGAAACAGGGCCAGGTTGAAAAAGATGATCCGGAAAAACCGGCGATCTCGAAGAAGAAAAAGAAGCACTAAGCGCCATGCGCAGGTTGGATTGTTAAAAACAGGAGGAAGCAAGGATGGATAAATCAACTGAATATCGTCATGCCAGCATGGAATGGGAAGAAAAAATAGACGCTTGGCTAATTGAAATGGAAAAGCTGACCACATGCGAGCTTTTTGACCCGTTGTGTTTTAAAAAAATCGTTTATGAGCATATGGCCAAAGCGTTATGCAAAGATATCGATATCATTTTAGAATCTGCTCGTCGTCTCGCCACCATAGGCGTTGATTACCGACAAAGTTTTTATGTTATTCGGGCTGTTGAAAAGTTGACTATCGACTGGGAATATCGAGTTCCCTTTTTGAAAATATTAGAAACACTTATAACGGTAATGGTGAGCTATAGTGCCAGCCCTCAAGGTGCTATGGATATTGCTGTAATATTGGCGAAAAGCTTTAAGACAAATTCTGATTCTCTTAATGAAGAAATATATCATTTGAAATATTTTCTTCCCATATCAAGACTTGTCGGGATTTCGCTCGAGGGAATAATTTCAGCATATAGCAATTTGATATTAACGGAAGGCAACCCAAACAAAGCAGCCATAGAAATTCGTCGAAAATGTTTTAAAATAGCAAAAGAAATGGAGGCTGCCGCTGTTAAGATTGGAATTATTTCTAAAATCAAGAGGGCTGTTGTAAATAGGATTCAGTACTTTGTAGATTATTTCATCGGTTAAATCGTTAAAAACAGGAGGAAGGAAGATGGATAAAGCAACTGAATTGCTTATAAAATTAATGAAAACAATGAAGTGTGATCATTTAAATGGGAATTTCAAGCATCACGATGCCCATGGCATGTACGTTTGCGATGAGTGCGATGATGCTGTGACTACTCCGATTTCCCCGCCGGTTATAAAGGAAATCAAAGCTCATTTAGACGGGATAAACGGAAAGGAGTAGAAATGTCGAAGATTACACTGAAAACACCTGTTCAGTATGATGAATGCGCTCCACAAAAATGCAATCAATGCCAGGGGGATATATTTCTTCATGATGGCGAAAAGGCCGGTTCGTTGCCCCCGGAGCATCCGAAAAATCCAACCACCGAAACCTTGTATTTTACTTTCGGTGTCAGCTATTGCAGGGAATGCGGCTTGGAACGCGGGAAACCGGCTCGGATAGTAAGCTAAGGGTTGTGCGGTGGATGGGGAGAGAACGGTTTACAGTTCCCGGTCCTCAGTTTACGGTTGAAAAAACAGCGAAAAAAGGAGGACCCGGAATGAAGATATTCAGAATTGAAGATTTTTCGGATTCGGAAATAGAGGAGGTAAAATCGGTACTGGCAGAACGGCTCAAGGATCTTATTTTTATGAACGTAAAAGAGAAAGTCGGTGAGGTTATCGAAGAGCTAAAATCGACCGGGCTTTCAGAAATAGACACGATTAATATTAAGTATACTTTTGAATTGATCGGCGGCGATATTTTACAGATCGTTGGAAGGGTCAGACGGAAAGCTATAGAGGAGGATCCGAAATGAAAGAAATACCCATAGTGAACTTTAGGAAAACCGAAATAATCGGCAAGGTCAGTATAAACGACTCAACTCAGGCTTTATATCAGGCTTTATCATCCGGTGTCTTTCGTATTGCGAGGGGGGACATAAAAGAGAACGATGATGGTTCTGTCGGTATTGTAGAATTCATCATTGTACCTCGACATGTTTCTTTTTCTCGGTCAGGTTCGATAAAATATCCCGATGGGGAGAAGGAGGTTATTATGCGAAATCTATTAAGTGATGCTGAAATAAAGGCAATGGAAAAAGAACTGGCAGCTAAAACAAATACATCTATGGTTGCCCTCCCAACAGGACGAGAATATTGGGATGTCAATAGGATTGTCGCGACGCTTAGATACTTCCAATGTATAGAAGAAAAATATAACAAATTGCGGAAGCAAAAGGATTCGGAATGAAAGAAACGGTCGAATACCAAGTTGAGTGGAAAGCCCTTGGAGAGAGACGGTATACAAGGAACTTCACCTATTTCAAGGACAAAGAAGTGGCTATGGGTATTGCGGCGAAATTTGGATCTATCGGTGTGGTTTCCGTTAGGGTTGTAGAGCTGAGACGTAAAATTCATAAAGTTTTCCCAAAAGATGCAGTGGTCAGGGAGTCTGGTGGCGAGGTGATCACACCGGCCGCGTCGGGCGACAAAGGCAAGATTGATAATCACCGCCATGAAAGTTGATGTTGATGAACGAAAATCAATTGATGAACTATTGCAACTCATCCGTGGAGAAGGCAAGTTCGGTCATTTATGTAAAGGAATTACTAGCTATCCCAATGGTGATGGAAATAACCAGAATATTCATTCCGATTGTTTAGAACTGGAACGGCGTAGGCTTGTTTATCGTCATTACATATCGGAGTGTGGCAGCATAGTATGGAGGGCAACCTGAAACCCGCCTCTTTTCAAGCCGATCAGGCGCAAACCTGAAACCTAAAACCCCCTGTCAACCTCAAACATCCCCATCCGTCCCACTTTCTTCCGCATCCGTTCCTTGTTTTTCCCCATCCGTCAGATTCGGCATAAATCCCGTGGTAAATTCCGGGCGTTATGGCATATACGTCAACCGATCTCACCAATGTCGAAGCGGCGATCGTCGCACTGGCCACCGGATCAAGAAAAGTTGAGGTTACCCTGGCCGGGAAGTCGATCACCTACGCTCCGGTAAACATAGACAAGCTGAGAACCCTCCGATCCACCATCCAGACCGAGTTAGATCCCACCACATTCCCATTGAGAACCTACGCAAAGCAGGGAGGGCGTGGCGCATGAGCTTCGCAACTGCCCTGGATAATGCGTTTGAAGCTCTCTCGCCGAAATGGGGCTTTAACCGCCAGTTTTATCGGGATCAAAACAAAAAAGTTGCGAAAAAGCAATCTTCCGAAAACGACGCAACCGGTAGGTGGGGATCCAGGTATGCAGCGGCGTCCACGACCCGCTTGACCGGCGCCTGGTCTCCTGTCGATTCATCTGTTAACGAACTGATATCTGATGCCTCCGCAACGGTCCGGGCTCGAGTACGGCAGCTGGTTCGGGATTTTCCCTATTTTACCCGTGCTGTTAACCTGTTGACCGACTATGTCGTTTCGGACGGCATGACATTCCAAAGCCGCGTCAAGAACTCAGACGGAAAGCTAAATAAACCGGTGGTCCAGAAGATCGAGGATTCGTTTAATTTTTGGGCGGACGAGGCCGATGTCGCAAAGAAGTTGCACTATTACGAGATGGACGCGTTGTCCAAAACCCAGGATTCGGAATGCGGCGAATTTCTTTTTATTAAACGATACCGCAAAGGCGAGGGCCGGTACCTGCCCTACGCGTTGCAGATGATCGAATCGGATTGGTTGACCGATATAGGAACCGAGCCTGGATCAGCTGAAAACGATATCGACCAGGGGATCGAGTACAAAAAAGCCACTGGCGAGGTCGTTGCATATCATTTTACGGATCCGGACAGCTGGGGATTGGTTGTTCGCGAGCCTGCCGAGAGCGTTATACACGGTTTCAAAACTTTGCGGCCGGGCCAGCGAAGGGGCATTTCCCCGTTTGTCCCGGCGATCTTGTTGGCCCACGATCTCAGTGAGTATATGGATACGGAGATGGACGGCGCGAAGATGGCGGCCAAATACCTGGCGATGGTCACGACGCCAGATCCGGTAGCCTGGCAGGCCGCCAGAGCAAGCACCGACCCGGATACCGAAAAAAAAATCGAAGAGATGGAAAACACCATCATTGAATATCTCAGGCCGGGAGAAGGTGTCGAGATCGCCTCAAACCCCAGGCCAGGCACGAACTTTCCGCCTTTTGTCAAGCTGATCCTGACGATGCTCGGTATTACCGTCGGCGTTCCCTATGAACTTTTATCCGGGGAGTACCAGGGGCTCAATTATGCAACCGGCCAAATCGTTCGAAACGATTTTGCCTACCAGCTCCGGCCGATAGCGGTCCGGCATGTCCGGCACTTTGCTCAACGCAACTTTGTGCCCTTTATGGATCATGCGGTTATGAATGGAAAATTGGATCTGCCCGGATATTATACGAACCCAACGCCGTATCTTCAATGCGCATGGCAGCCGCCCGGGATGGAACCGGTCGATCATTTGCGGACAGCCAAAGCCCAGATCGAACAGGTCCACGCCGGGCTACGGTCTCCCATAGAGATCGTAGGTGCCAGGGGGCGGGATCTGGAAGATGTCTATAATGAAATTGAGATCGCAAAAGGGATGGCTAAAGATCATAAGCTCGATTTTAGCGAAAAACCAAACACCGCCATGGCGAACAACCCAGCGGCATTAGGAGCGTGAAAGAATGAAAAAGAAAAACAGATGGCAACACCGGTCAGCCGATAAAAAAAATAACAATATGAATTACCGAACACTATTGCTGCGGGTCGATAAAAGCGGCATACCGTCGAGCCTGAACGAGGAGGAGCGGTCGGTCGAAGTCGTTGCCATGACCGAGAAACCGATCGAGGTGTTCGATTATAAAAGATTTGAAGTTGTGAAAGAGGTTCTGTTGATGTCCGGTCTTGTAATGCCGAAAACAAGGCAGGTTCCGCTTTTAGATACTCATTCAAGGTACGAAACCGCCAGCGTGTTGGGATCGTTTCGAAACATGAAAAAAGAGGACGATCAGCTAGTGGGGCGAGCAATTTTTTCATCTGTACCAGAGGCGGAAAGCCCTTTTACCAAGGTTCGGGAAGGACACTTGACCGATTTTTCAATCGGTTACCGGGTGGTCGGCTCAATATGGGTGCCCGAGGAAACGACCAAAAAGATCAAGGGCCATGAATTCGAGGGGCCGCTCAGCGTAGCTACCCGGTGGCGGGTGAAGGAATTATCAATCGTTCCGATCGGAGCGGATGAGGACGCGAGGGTGCGTAATGAAACGAGAAACGATAACATTTTGGAGGAACCTAAAATGGACGAAAAATTCAGAGAATATTTAGAGAGCATCGGCCTGACCCGGGAAGCAACCGAGGATGAGGCCTGGGCGTTTGCCGGAACCTTGCAAGCCCCGAAGGAGAAAGAAAAAAGGGATGAGGAAAAAATCGACACCGACAAGATCCGGGCAGAGGCAACGGGCGAAGAGAGAAGCCGGATCCGGGAAATCGATGCCATGTGCAAGAGATATGAGCTTTCTGACATGGCTGATGACCTGGTCCGTGAAGGGACGCCCATTCTTGAAGCTAGGGAGAAGGTCCTGACCCGGGCTGAAGAAAATTGGGTTGAAAAGGAAACGAAGAGAAAGGACCGCCCGATGATCGAGATCGGGAAGGACGAAAGGGATAAGTTCCGGGCGGCTGTCGGGGATGCCTTGACATTACGGGCCGGCATGGAGATCGAAAAGCCCGCCCCCGGCGCAGACGAGCTGCGGGGGTACACAATGGTGGAGATGGCCAGACTTTGCCTGCGGAACGCCAATGAAAAAACCGCCGGCAATGTCATGGAGATGGTCGGACGGGCCATGACCGTATCGGATTTTCCGTACCTTTTGGCGAATGTGGCGCATAAAACCCTGTTCGAGGGTTGGAATACCCAGGAAGAGACCTGGCCGATTTGGTGCGGTACCGGGTCTGTATCGGATTTCAAGACCCATTACAGCCCACGGATCTCCGAAGCCGACGACCTCGAAGAAGTGCCGGAAGAAGGGGAATACCGGTACGGGAAGAGGACCGAGGCCCAGGAAAGCTACTCGGTCGTAACCTATGGCAAACTGTATGCCATCACGCGCCAGGCCATCATCAACGATGATCTGAACGCCCTGTCCAACCAGCCAAAGGCCCACGGAGAGGCGGCGGCCCGCAAGGTCGGCGATGTGGCGTATGCGGTTTTGACCGCCAACGCGGCAATGGGGGATGCGGTCGCCCTGTTTCATGCGAATCACAGCAACTTTGTGGACCATGCATCGGGCGCGGCCCCGGGAATTTCTACCATCGCGGCCGGCGTTCTGGCCATGAAAAACCAAACAGACCTGCGGGGTCTGCGGAGCCTGAATATTCAGCCAAGATTCATGCTGGCTCCAAACGCTCTTGAGGGTGCGGCAGAGGTCTTTTTTAGATCCGAGAGGTTTTCCGATGCAAGCACGATCGCTACGGACTCCTCCATGGCCAGCACACAGGTTAATCCCTATGCCGGTACATATTTGACTCGGGTCTATGATGGCCGCCTGGATGATAATGATGCGCTCCAATGGTATTTGGCTGCAGCCAAGGGCAAGACTGTAATCGTATTTTTTCTCAACGGGATTAAGAAACCATACCTCGAAACAAAAAAGGGGTGGAGCGTCGACGGTGTCGAATACAAAGTCCGGATCGATGCCGGCGCCAAGGCAATGGACTGGAGAGGCCTGTACGAAAACGACGGCAATTAAGCGCAGAGCGGTAAGCGCACAGAGCATAGTGTAAAAGGACCGCCCATCCAGGGGCGGTTCAACTAAATATTTCGGAGGATAAAAAAATGCAACAAAGCGCATTAGAAAATTACATGAAGGTTGCTCAGTATGAGTACAGTTTCGCAAAGCATGGCGGAGTGGTCGGGGCGATTACGGTCGGGCCGAAGTTGCTTCCCAAGGGGGCAAAAATCGTTCACGGCTTTGTGGATGTTTCGGTCGCTGTTGTAGGGACCACATCTACTATCCAGCTTAAAGTGACCGGGACCGATGATATTTTGGCCTCTACAGCCGAAGCCACGATGTCAGTCAATGCCTTGATCGATTGTGTCCCGGATTTTACGGCAACCAATATGGTCATCGTGGCGGCAGCGGCTAACCTGATTGTAACGGTCGGGACCAACGTTTTAACCGCAGGTGTTTTTACGGTCAACCTGTTTTACGTGATAACCGAGTAAGCCGGCTTTGGTAGGGCGGTTCAATTATGTTTTTTGGAGGACATTAAAATGGAACAAAGCGCATTAGTAACCAACATGAAAGTCGCTCAGTATGAGTACAGCTTTGCCAAACACGGCGGGGTCACAGGCGAGATTACAGTCGGACCGAAGCTGCTCCCCAAAGGAGCGAAGATCTTTCAGGGTTTTATCGATGTCTCAGCTGCCGTTACTTCCGGCTCATCGGCCACCATACAGTTAAAGGTGACCGGTGCGGATGACATTCTAGCTTCGACCGGTAAGTCCAGCTTTTCTTTAGCGGCCCTTTTGGATGTCGTGCCTGTTGGAACGGTTGCAACGATGGTAATCGTGGCGGCAGCGGCAAACCTGATTGTGACGGTCGGCACCGCGGACCTGACTGCGGGGATTTTTACGGTCAACCTGTTTTACGTCATTACCGAGTAATCGAGATATGAGCGAAGAAGCTACATTCAGCCAGGCAGCCCAGGATATTTTCGATACCTTGGCCGAACCTGCTACCTTTACGCCGCTGGTAGGCGATCCGGTCGAAAATGTCATGGTCAACCCGGAATTCGAGGTTGAGTTTCAGCCGGCCGGTGAATCCCAGGTGTGGGACCAGGTCGCCACGATCGAATACTTACTTTCGGAAGTCGGGAAGGAAGCGGATCCGGGGGATACATTTTTGATTGCGGCGGGTATCTATGCGGGAACCTACACGGTCAAGGTTGTTTTGGAGAATGATGGGCGGTTTGTCAAGGCTACGGTGAAGTAGTGGAAATATCTATCGACCAGACTCAGATGCGAGATGTGCAAGCTATGTTATCGGGGATCAAGAACGGATATCCGAAGGTGTTGAGCCGATCGGTTAATAAGACGGTGACCGGTGTCCGGACCGATGCGGTCAATGAGATTTATAAAAACCTGAACCTTACCAAAACTCGTATCCGAAAGGACTTCAAGATCAAGAAAATGACCTGGGCCTATCTGACGGCTCGGATTGTCAGTAAAGGGGCGCCGGTCGGCTTGGCTGCGTTTGCAGGAACACGGCAGACCAAAAAGGGTGTGTCGGTAAAGGTCAAACGAGCAGGCAAGCGGAGCATCCTCAAACACGCATTTATTGCGGATGCCAAAAAGGCCGCCGTTTTTGGTTCAAAAACCCGGACCCATGTTTTCTGGCGGAAGTATAAGGGGCCGAGGTCAAAGCCCAAGGCCGGTTTTTCGTATGGGGCATTGCCAAGGACATACCGGCTTCCTGTAGAGCGTCTGGTCGGGCCGAGAATTCAGGACATTCTTGACGAACCGAAGGTGATGAAACCGGTTATGAAGATGGCGGATGATCGCTTGGCGGTAAACCTTCAACGAGAATTGAATTTCGAACTGAGTAAACTTTAAATGGCTGACACGATTCGAGAACAGATCATTGCGGCGATTGTAACCAAGCTGGCCGATATCCGGACGGCCAAGGGGTACAATACCAACATCGGGCAGAACGTCCAAAGGGTCTTGAAGGATGTCGATCCGGGCGAACTGCCGGCGACAACGGTATGGCCCCAGCCGGAGGCATCGGGAAGAGGATACGGTCATTCTCAAATCGTGATGCCGGTCAACCTTAACGGCCTGGTCGCTTTCGGGGGGGTCAACGCATCTGTTAAAGCTGAAAAAATCCTGGGGGATCTTATCGAACTGATGACTTCTATTAGGTGGACCCTGCCGTTTACGTCGGGCGGGGCATATACCGTTGTGGCGGGGAATACAATCGAGGGGCAGGGGTCAGGGGCGGTTGCCCTGGTAGAGTTTGTCGATCTGACAGGGGGTGCATGGGGTGATGAGAACGCTGCCGGTAATCTCACTTTAAGGCGGCTTGTGGGTACGTTTGAAGCCGAGGACTTGGATGTGGGAGCGAATGCAAACGTGGCCACCACTTCCGGGGTGATAACCGGCCAGGATGCGCCGACGGTCGTTACCGGGGGGCTTGTGGAGGATGTCGAGTATTCGGCCGGGGGTGTTGAGGACTACCCGGAGGCCGGGCACAAAGATGTCGGAGTGCCGGCGCTTTTCAATATTAAATACAAAACGCTGGCCGGGGATCCGTATAACCAGCCATCGTAAAGGAAAATCAGGATGGAAGATACGCGAGAAAAACAACATCTAGCGAAAATTGATGGATGTGTGCAAAAGCTCGTTCACATAATGAATCAGTTTAACGATTGGACGGGGGGGGATGCTCCGCTTGCGAAGAAGCCGGATGCGATCAGGCTTTTGGAGTCATGGAGCTTGCCCCGAAAGAAAGACAAGGAAGCAAAGCCCCTCTAGTTTTTTTACTCGAGGGGCGTTATGGGTTGACTGTAAAGCCTGTAAATAAGCTGTCTCGGGGATCATAGATTTACTCGAGAGGCGATTAACTAATAACAAATAACCATTAAACCATAAAACAACGGGTTCGGTCTGAGACTGACGGGTCAAAGGCTGACGCAAGAAATCGAAAGGGGTCGATGCAGCGGCTGCAAACGTTGCATTAGACCCCTTTCTTTTTGCCCGCAAACAGGAGGAACAAAAAATGCCGACTGCTGAAAATGCAAAACTACAATATGAGGCTGGCCAGAATGCAGCAGGGTTTATACTGTTGACCAATGCGGCCGCCGATTACATAGACTACAAAAGTGCGGTGAATCTATGGTCGAATCGCGCCGGTTATGTGCCATCCGTGAAACCAAACGGCTTGGCGACCGGCGGCGTGATCACGCCTGCAATCTCAGGGACCAATGACCTGGTCGATGTGGCAGCTTTGACTTGTTATATCGCCGGGGTCTTGACGTCTGTCGGAGCTGCAACGGATGAAACCTGTCTGAGGGGTGTAACTACCGATATTTACCGGACCAACTCGCTTACCGTCACAAGCGGCGGTGCGATTGCGGTTGTGGCCGGTACTGACCATACGGCGGTGTCCGAAACAAGAGGGGCAACCGGAGGGCCGCCCTGGATAGATAACAATGCAATAGAGATCGGCCAAGTACGGTTTATTTTGATCGCTAATGCCGCTGTCGTGGCGTCCGAAATCAAACAGGTCAATGGGGTCCACCAGGAGCGGTACGATTATCCGACCTGGGTCGTTGAGCATTACGATGTCGAGTCTGGGATCATCGGCTATGCCGGGGTGAAGTTCAACGCGGCCCTGGCTGCAATCCATTCAGAGGATGCGGGCTCCACCGTTGCGGGAAAGCTGGTTTATGTCAGTTACTATACGCCGTCATTTGCCGATGTGCCCCAGGCCGATGCTTTTGTCAGGCCCGGGGAGGCCCACAGTGTGGGGTCGAAGCAGATCTATGGTTCAGTCTTGGGGTCTGTGTCAAAGACGCTGAACCAAGGAGGCTTCACCGCCTACCTGCTGCAGGGCGTAACCGACGGCCTTTTGCTTTACGAGGGTGCAAATTTGTTGTTCAAATTTTTTCCAGACAAGCTGAACAGCGAGTATATCCTAACTCAAGGGATCCTCGGGATCGTCGAAAGCTATCCGGCCGGCGATGAGATCAGTGCGGTATGCACGATCTCGGCTGCAAAGCAAGGCGTCCGGGTAACAGGATAAAGACAGAGGTCAGGGGTCAGAAGTCAGAAACAGACTATTGATCATCGACTATCGACCATCGGGATGGCTGGAGGCGAATAATGGGATTTGACAAGGAAGCGTTTTTAACGGCGAAGTTCGAGCCCCGCACAGATGATGTACCGGTAGGAAATTCAGCTTTGCAAGGGTTTTTCGATAAGGGCGAAAAGCCTGTATGGAAAGTGCGGGGCTTAGATGGAAAAGAATATGGCAGAGCGGAAGTAGCGGCCGAAGCAAATAAGAACATTGAGGCTCTTGTCGATGCGCTTTTTGGGAAGTCGGACAAGAAAAAAGCGGAGGCGATCAAGAAGATGATGATCGGCGGCGATACGCCCCAAGACATTGCAAAACGGATTGCGATGTTAAAAATCGGCAGTGTGGATCCGGAAGTCAATGACGAGCTGGCCCTCAAAGTTTGCACGGTCGCCCCGATCGAGTTTCTAATTATTACCAATAAAATTATCAAACTGACCGGGGCGGGTCATGTGCCGGGAAAACCGCCGCCCTCTGGCAAGACGAAGGAATCAAAGCAGCCCTGACGCTGTGCAGTGCCGGACTCAATGCCGGAGGGCCAAGACATTTTTTATTTGAAGCACGGCCGGACCTCTTCCCACCATTTTTAACCAACACGGAAATAGAGCTATGGGCGAAACATTACGCAAGCAAAAAATGAAATAACCTTCCCCGTTTTTCTAGGAGCGAAATGAGCTTAACCCGCGACCAGAAATATTATCAGAAAAACAAAGAAAAAATTAAGGCCCGGTCAGTCGCTCGGTATGAACGAACCCGAGAAAAAGCCCAGGAGGCTATGCGCAAATATTATCATAGAACCCAACCGTTAAAGCCAGTTGTTTTGTGTGGCTGTGGTTGTGGTGAAAAGGCTATGCCGGGGAGAAAATATATCAAGGGCCATTTTAATAGGGGCCGCAAATTCTCTGATGAATTTTGTCGCAATGTGTCAAAAGCAAAGCGGAACATGACCGAAGAAACAAAGCGAAAAATGTCGAAATCAGCAAAAGGTAAAGTGCTTTCTTTTGAAACTCGCCGGAAAATATCAGAAGCATTTACAGGCCATAAACACCCTGCATGGAGGGGCGGCATTTCTCATCATCCTTACGGTTGTGATTGGACAAAAGAACTCAAACAATTAATCAAGGATCGTGACAACCATAATTGCCAAAACCCTGGCTGTTGGGGAACAAGTCGGGAATTGGACGTACATCATATAGATTATGGCAAAAAAAATTGCAGGCTTGATAACCTGATAACCCTTTGTGTTTCATGCAATGCCAGGGCGAATCATAACCGGCGAATGTGGCAAGAATTTTATCAGGGGATAGTTGATGACATTCTTACAAAATGGAGGGCGGCTTAAATGTGCGCCGATCTCGAAAAAACGGTCAGTATAGTCTTCAAAGGTAAAGATGACCTCTCCAAAAAGCTGAAATCCATATCCGGGAGTCTCGATACTTTTGGCCGGGGGGTTACCACTCTGACCGATCCGCTTGCAGGCATGGCGAGGACCGTTGAAAAGCTGGAGCTTGTATTTGCTGGTCTTGCCGCCGGTGGCATCGCGTACGCATTCACGAAATCAAAGGAGTTTGAGAGCGCGTCCATCGATTTGCAAAAAGTGATCGGCGATCAGATCGAGTTTTTGGACGAGGCCAAAGTTGCGGCCCTGGGACTGTCGAGCCAGTACGGCGAATCATCGGTTGAGATCCTGCAGAGCACGGCCAATTTCAAACAGGCCGGGTTTGACGTCCAGGAGGCGATGACCCTGACCAAGAACGCCCTCGACTTGGTGATTGCAGGTGATCTGGAGGCAGCGGAATCCAGCGATATTTTGGTACGTGCTTTAAAAGGTTTCAAAGCGCCTGCATCTGAAGCAGGTCGGTTGATGGATATAATGAACGCGGTCTCGGAACACTATGCGACCAATATCAGGGAGTTGGCAACCGGAATGGCAGACCTTTCACCTATTGCTAACCTTATGGGCTTTTCAATGGAGCAAACTGCCGCGATTTTAACGCCGGTTATTGAGATATTCGGATCGGGAAGTGAAGCGGCGCGGGCTTTTAAAACGGGCCTTTTGAGACTAATCGCCGACCAACCCAAGGTCCAGGCAGCTTTAAAGGCGCTTGGAGTTTCGCAAACCGATGTGAATGGCAAGCTGAGATCAGGCAAGGATATCATGTTTGATGTGGCCAAAGCGTTTCAAACCGCAGAAAAAGACCAGAAGTTGTTTCTCACCACTCAACTGGTCGGGATTCAGCAAGCGGGGAAGATGGTCGAGGCGTTTGATGGCCTGGATAAGGTCTTAGGGGTTGTCGAGATTGGCATGAATTCTGCCGGATCTATTACAAAAGAAGTTGCCTTGCGGCTTGCAAGTGCGGAGGTTGCGGTCAACCGATTCAAAGTAGGATGGGAAAACCTGGCCATCGTTGTCGGCGACCAGTTCAGGGCGGCGGCCACCGAGGCGATCGAGGGCGGCGTCGCCATCGAGCTGGCTCTTCAAAAAGCGGTCAGCGACGGATCCTTTGAGCCTATATTTGAAGCCCTCCGAGGGTTCAGTACTAAACTCGGTGTGTTTTTACAAGGCGTGGCCGAGGCCATGCCCGAGGCATTGGGGCAGGTCGATTTTACCGGGCTGGTCGATTCGGTCGAGGACCTGGGAACGGCGTTGAAGGGAGCGTTTGAAGCCCTATTTGGAGAGATTGATCTCACCACTCCCGAAGGGCTGGCGGCCGCGATCCAGAAGATCGTCGATGGCGCGGAACTACTCACAAACGTGACATCCGGTATTGTCGAGGCGTGGACGCCCTTTTTAGAAATGCTTGGAAAGGCGTTTGAATCCGCGACCTCGTTGGATGAGGCAACGGAGAAGCTGATCGGCAAGGTTTTGGGGATGGGTCAGGCGCTTAATATAGTTGCGAAGGCATTGCCTGGGATATCCGGAGGGATGAACACCTTGGCCGGTGCGATCGGTTTTCTTGGGACAACCAATTTGATCAGGGCGGGAGCAAGTGGCGGACTTCTTACCCTGGCAACAGGTCTCGGGGCTATGAAATTAGCCCTGGCAGGGGGAGCGATCGGGCTTGGATTATACGGCATCGCAAAGGCGGCCGAGTATGCCGCGGAAAAAGCAGACGAACTGCTTTATGGGCCGTTAGAGCTGCTAAAGCAGCCGATTGAGACGCACCTGACCCTGGATTCCGGCAATGTCCTGGAGCTTGCGACCGGTATTATAAGGGATATAGAGGGGAGGGTAATCAGTATTCCGTTTGAAATTAAGGAACCTACGGGCGCTACAAGGGAGCTGATCGACTGGTCGAAAGACCCGGAGATCAAGAAGCTCATTGTCATAGATGGGGATAAAATAGAGACCACCGCCGAGAGTATCACCGATCGCATAAAGGATGCCATAGCGACCGGAGCCACGTTCACGGATGAGATATTTGCCGGCGTGGCAGACAGCGTGAATAAAAAGCTGTCGGAGATCGATCCTATAAGCAAGGATCAAAAGACCCTAGCGATCCAGCGGCTCGAGGAGATTAAAGTCAAGGGCAAAACCATCCAAACAGCGGTCGAGTGGTCGGCGAAGCTGAATATATCAAAAGTCGAGTCCGAAACAAAACGGATTGAAGCGTTATTTAAGTCTCTTGGCACTACCATTGAAAGCACCACTGACCTGCTTGGCGATCTGTTCGGTTCGCTCGGAAGTGGGGATTTGCACGGACTCGACCTAATGGCTTTAAGGGAGGCGATCGATCAAAACCTGAATATCCAACAAGAGGCCTGGGAGCTCCAGAAAAAAACCGGCGAAGCGGGATTGAGGCTGCTCGAGCTGAAAGCGGAAAGAATGGAGAGAGGCGACGCCATGATTCAGATCGACGGTGCCGGCCTGCAGCCGCACCTGGAGGCGTTTATGTATGCAATCCTGGAAGAACTTCAAATCACGATGAGCGAAGAAGCGTCGGAGTTCTTATTGAATGTTCCGGCGTAAAAAAAAATGATCGGGATATCGACAATTACACAAGACACAGCCGGGGCGATTACGTTCGAGACTGAAAAGCTGACGACGATCCGGGATGGTACCGCACGGGTATCGAGATCCGCTACCCTTGACGGCGGGGCCGTGGTCAACCATTTGGGCTTTTCCCATGGCGACAGGACCCTGCGGATCTATGCCACGGTCGGGAAAACCGTTGCGGATGCGCTTTGGGCGATCTTTGTTCTGGGCGTCATGGTCAACGTGGCGACCGACGAGGGGATGTACCGGGCTGCCATCGACAATCTGGTGGTGGATAACGGAGATATCAAAATGGTCATAGTAATTAAGGAGAGTTTGACATGATAAATAAATTCGGAATTGGAGCACAGATGGAGGCAAGCCTTGAAAGGGCAGTGAACGTGGGGGCATGGATAAATCTCCGGGGCATCTGGACCGTTGAGCATTACAGATCCGGTCAGTTAATAAGCTTGGAAAGGGATATCAAGAACATCGTCACGGCGGAGGGGCGAGACGCGCACCTGGATATCATGTTTGCTGCTGGTACGCAGATCACCACCTGGTATATGTTGACATTTGAGAGCGACACGAACCCGGCTTCCGGACACACCTATGCGGTGCCGGTATATACCGAGTGCACCGCCATTGATGAAGCGACCAGACCCGAGTGGCAGGAAGGAGCGGTATCGGGCCAGTCAATTACAAACTCCGCAAATAAGGCGACCTTTACCTATAATGCCACGAAAACGATTTACGGCGCAGCCTTAATTGGTGGCGGATCGGCCCCGACAACCAAAGGAGACACTGCCGGAGGGAGCACCTTGTTTTGCTCGGTTAAATTTGGAACTGCAAAACCGGTTGTGAGTACCGATGTGTTGAAAATCACGAACACCATTAACGAAACCGATGTTCCCTGATTAAGGATCTTTTATGCCGAACGATTTTTCAGAAGATGCAGACTGTATGGCTCTGTGGCGTTTTGAGCCGAGCGCCTTAACGGTTGACTCCAAAGGAGCCAATACGCTCACAAATATCAACGCGGTTGCAGAGAACGCTGTGGATGTTTGGGAAGGCGCTGGTTCCGCTGATTTTGAACAGACCAGTACACAATATTTTTCTATCCCAGATGCTGACCTCGATGCTGATTTTCCATTAAAAAGCGGGGACGTCAATAAGAAGATTAGTGTTTGTGGTGCATTCCAACTTGAATCATTTAATACGGCGTGGCGCGGACTATTTTCAAAACTTGATACTAATGGTCTTAGATCGTTGTCAATAGGGATACAGCAAACCAGTGGTCAATTTGTCGTTGTACTGGGTTACAACAACGGAAACAGCGGAGAGACTTTATATCAGGCCGGTTCGTTAGTAACAGGAAGATTTTATCATTTTGGATTTACATTTCAAGATTCAGACAAGAGTTGGAAATTGGTTGTTTGGGACGATACGGCGGGTAGCAAGGTAATAAATACAAGCGGGACTGCAACTAATAATATAAGTGTTGGAACGGCAGCGGTTGGGATCGGTGTCAGATATTTTGCTACAGGAACTCCGGTAGAAACATTTGATGGCGAGATTGATGAAATTGTCGTTTTCAAGGATATTCTGACCACCGGGGAAATCGATCTGATACGCCAAGGGGGGTTTGGGCCGGTCGATCGGACGGTGGTCGCCGGGATCGGGATTGAGGCCGAGGTCGGCACGAACTGGCCTGGAATTACAGCCGGGATCGGAGTAAGTGCATCGGTTTTGGTCGAGCAGGAAGCGGCTATCGAGGCCGGTATCGGCATCGAGACGGTTGTTAACACGGAAGCCTATCCTGTGATAACCGCTGGGATCGGCATCGAGGCCGAAGTCGCAGTTTTCAATTGGGCCGAGTGGATAGCGATATACGGCAGCCGGTTCACGGCCCGGTATTATTGCACTTTGACCGGCGCTCCGGACGGCCTGGCCGATATCGAGCTCCCTATGTCATCTTTTCAATACCGGCTGAGAGACAACACGCCTTCCTATCTGCAGGTGGTGATCCCAAGGATCGACGATGCCCAGGACATCGCAGACCGGTCGAATGGCGATCTGCTCGTGGAGATGGCTTACCTTGTCGATGGCGTGGAGCAACACCGGGAGCAGCTGGCACGAGTCGATCTGGATCCGCCAAGAAGCGACGAAGGAACTCGCCGGCAATCGATCACGTTATCCGGGCATCGGACGGAAACCTGGGGGGCCCAGATCGTGACACTTCGGGGGATAACGTACCAAGGCGATTATAATGGTCTGATCAGGATCAGGTGCGCCATGCCGGATCTGTGGCTTAGGCCCGGGGATACGGTTCATGCCGGGGATGAGACATTTGTGGCCGGTAAGGTGCTGACCGCTATGTCTAAAAAAACGCATTGGATGGAAGTGGTCGAAGCGGCTTAACGATGGGCAAGGGAACCGTTGAGAGTCATATCGCGGACGGAGAATACGAAGTGCAATTGAAATATGATCGGGAAACCTTTGATCGCAGGATCGCTCAATTGAATACGAAAATAACCGATTTCGATACACGGATAACTGATATTGAGGATGCTTTGGAATATGCCGGTTTTTGAAGAAGCCATAGTTGCAGGGATCGGGATCGAGGCGCTGGGAGAGGTATTCTATGCCCCGGCCTATCCGGTCGTCGAGGCCGGTATCGGTGTGGGGGCAGCGGTTGAATACGAATATATAGCGGGAGTGTGGAATACTATCTGGGAACAAGCGATGGAGAAGAACCAAAACGTTCCTGAAAAGGCGGCGGATTATTTACGGAAAAGGGTCGGCTTTTTGAAGTTGCGGAAGGTCGGTGCTGAAAAGACGATTTTGCAGATGCAAAAATTATCGCTTCAGGAACGGGCCGGTGAGATAGCAAACCTGCTCGAGTACGGCCATGAAGCTCAGATTTGGTGTGCGGACTATACGCTTGATCTGTCCGACGACGTGGGGATCATCGAAGTGCCGGGTGAACAACAGGCCCGAAACATTCAACCGGGGTATAACGACAATGCGGTTTACAGTCAGGCCCGGGACGGTCAGATGTTGCCGGCGATCGTGAGTACCCCGGCCGCGACATTCTGGAATTTGGCCATGATGCCGGGATGGCAGAAATGGATGCCGACTTATCGGTACGGAACGATCACATCGATTGATTATGGTGCCAACACCTGCAACCTGGATTTAGAGGCGGCGGCAAGCAGCCAACAGAATATCGATGTCAACCAGGGAACGTCCCTGGCCGGTGTTCCGATCGAATATATGTACTGTAATGCGGGTGCTTTCGAGGTCGATGATGTTGTCTTGATAGAGTTTACGAACCAGGATTATGCAACTCCGAAAGTGATCGGTTTCAAGAGCAACCCCAAGCGGTGTACGCAATGGGTTGTCTTTAAGTGTTGGGCTAAAAATTCCGGGCTTCCGGGAGATAATGAGTACCCACTGAGCTATGTCCATCCGGAGCGATATGTCGTCTGGGACGCGCATCAAGCCGATTTCGCGGACCTAGGCCTTTGGGGGGGGCCAGAGGTTGCCGGGGATTATCCCTGTCTGTTGGCCGATTTAACGACCTGGCTATCGGCCACATCGGAGGTATCGGTGTCAGAATGCTACGAAAGCGATTAAAGGGTTTTTATGCCGACGTATGAAGAGATAATAACTGCTGAGATCGGGATAGAAGCGATCGTAATTCCGCTCACCGGCGCTGGCGAAGGCAGTTACCCAGAGATAGCGGCGTGGATATCCACTCCCGAGCCAATAGGGGGTCCCTTGGGTAGTTCAGGCAGTGGCAGATCGTTTAATGTCGGCTGCGGATTTTTAGAGTGGTCCCGGGCGTCGGTTATGTCATGGATTGATGAATATCGCTATGATCTTGCTTTTGACGTGTTATTCCCTGCGTTCATGTATACGCCGGATTGGCCGCCGGAAATAGGGGACCACCTTTGGCCGGAAGTCTTGGGAAAATCATATAATTTGAGAGTTGTGGCTGCGTTGGCCGGTGCAGAGGAACGAACGTGTTATCGCATGGAGATCATAGTCGATCTTGACGCGACGAATGTGAACGTCCCGGCCGACACTGTCGATGCCATAGCTTTTTATATGTCGTCTCAACGACATACACCAATTGGCGCGATGGATTTGATTGAAACAACAAAAATCGGTTGTGGAGTGGGCACCGGCAATTTCGCTTGGCCCAACGTAACAGACAAAGAGGATTTTGACGCGTTTCACCCGGAATCCAGGCCGTTTGAAGATGTTTTAAGATGTGCACTTTATAGCGATCTGGTCATGGTTCAATGCTACGGATTGCAGGTTTCCAGTCAGTATAGAACGCGGGTGAATGAAGTCGATCCCTGGGTGTACGTGGACAGTCCGGCCAGATATTCAAATGCGCGGATAGCGGTTGATTACGATGAGGAAATAACATCCATAAACCCAAAAAATCAGACAAGGATCGCAGCCCTGGAAGCCAAGATCGAAGAAGCGATGAACGATGCCGCTGACGAGGCCGGGAATAAACGCTGCATCGATTATATGGAAATTACGATTAGACAATAATGGAGGAACCTAAAAAATGAAACGATATTTAATGACGATATTAATTTCTTTGCTGCTTTCCGGAACGGCCCTGGCGGCCGGCTCCTCGAACACCTACAGCATTGCATGGGACATCTATAATAATGATCGGATGGCGGTCATCACCTGGAATTGGGTTGCGGATGATGCCGATGGATCGGTCCCAGATTCGTCTCTGAGTACGATTCATGCGACGTTATTAAAGTTCTACTTTGCTGATATGGCCGAAACGACACCGGGTGGGGTAACGGCTCCGACAGCTCTATATGATGTGACCCTGGTGGATACCGGCGATGAGGATGTTTACGGGGGCAAGATGATAGACCGGAGTGCCACCGATGTGGAAACGGTTTTACCAGCTATTGACGGTTGTCTGGGTGGTCGGCCGATCTATACCGGCTTAACCATGAAGGTTGGAGGCAACAGCGTCAACAGTGCAACCGGCAAGGTAGTTGTAATCTTTTACAAGTAGGAGCAAATAAAATGAAGAAGCTATTAAATATAATTTTAATCGTTCTGATGCTGGTACTGGCTTGGGGCAGCTCGGCTTTTGCACACGGGCCACGCAGGACGGTTGACCTTTCGAACCTGGTCTTGACTGGGAATCTAACTATACCAGATGACGCCTGGATCGGCCTGGGAGCTGCAGCCTGTCGCGGAGAATTCGACAATCAGACAATAGACGAGTTCAATCTGCTGGATTGTAACGTCGGAATTAACACCTCAACTCCGGCGGGTTTGCTCCACGTAGTGCTCGCTGCCGGTAGACCCGTCATATTCGGTGGAGATACCCTCGCCACAGTAACCGGAGTCTCTGGCACCGACGCTACTCCAACCGTTCTGACCGTTAGCAGCACTAATGGTGTAGCTGAAGACGATGCAGTTATCATCAATTCCGGAACCAATGCCACGGTCGGAACCTACTGGGTGACAGCGGTTGCAGTTGACGCGACCGTCACCCTGGATCGAAACGCCAGCTCCACTGGGGCTATTTCGGCAGCAAGTATAACTTATATAAACGATCCTCTGATAATCGAATCCGGTTCTGGAAGTGGGGAACCGAGGATTATTTTGCCTACGCAAAATGATGCCGCTACTCCGACCTTGGCATTCGGTGATGGGGATACAGGGCTTTATGAACAAAGTGATGATGTTCTAGGTTTTAGTCTTGGGGGTATTCGCTATGCAACCCTTTCTTCTTTTGCATTTTTTAGAGAGGGCGTTGGAGTCGGTTGGTCTTTACAGATGAATTTAGGCTCATCAACAAGTCCTGTTTATGCTATTAATAATGATACGAATACGGGTGTCGGTTATACCAGTACAGACACCCTCTCCCTCATCGCCGGTGGGGTTGAAGCCCAACGTCTAACCGAAGCCTCTCGGACAATCGAGTCTAACGCCTCGGTCTGCCAGGACAACAGTGGTGTAGAGTTAAAGACTGTTGTTGCTCATGGTCTCGCCGTGGATGATGTGGTACAGGTAGCGGGATCTTTTTGCACAGGGCTTTCTGCATCTACAAACTATTATGTTCTAGCCGTGGGTAGTACCACGACTGCAACACTGTCCGCATCCAGGGGTGGAAGCATTATCCCTTACCAGGATACAGGTACGGCATTTACCTCTTATGAGATGGAGATTACCATAAATTTTTATGGCCCTGTAGGGGAATACTTGGAAATCTACGGCGATGAACCTGTTCTGCGTCTTCGTGATTCGGGAGCCACAGCTGATGCGACTGCAGCATATTTAGAATTTGGAGGCACAGATGCTGGGTCTTGGGTTAGAACAGGATATGTGGGAGACTCAAGCGGGGGAAATACACACATACATCTTTGGGCAGAAATCGGTGATTTGCACCTTGGAGATTCTTCCGGAAGTGATGTGTTAGTACTAACCGGTGGTAACGCTTTTTTTAACGGTTTTGTGTATGCTTCAACCTTTGCAAATAGGACAGCTGGTGATGATCTCTTATTGTCCCCTCAAGGTACAGACCAAACTATGATAGAAGTTGACTCTAGGTCAGCTTTACTTGCAGGGAATAAAACTAAATTAGGTACTTGGGCCGGCGACGGAGTATCTAATGGAACCGCAACTATTACGGATGTTGGCGGAGCTGCTCACGGGCTTTCGCTTGCTGCTGGGGACTTGGTAAATATCACAAATACGGGCGAAGCAGGAGATATAGGCTTCTATCGAATTGTAACAGCTGGGGCAACAAATGTTGTCCTGGATAGAACTTTAACTGGAAGCAATTCAGACCTTACTGTCGTCTTTTACAAAGACGTAATCGGTCTCTTCGCCACCGACGGCACAAACGGCCAGCGGATAATGAATTACTCTCACCAAGATAAGCCCTTGCAGATTGGAGGGGATACACTGGCGGCTACCGGGCATAGTCTTGGATCTGAAGATGTGCTGATTGGGGGCACTTTGTTTGAGGTTAACGCCCAGGCTTATTTTGATGCTGATGTTGTTATTGAAAGCGAAATAAACACCGTTGGTTGGACAGATTATGGCGGAACTTCAACGATAGTTGGATGGGCAGCAACTCCTACAAAAAATATTTGGTATAAAAAAATTGGCAATCTTGTATTCGTAAATTATTATATTACTGGAACTAGCAATGCTACAAATGTGACTTTTACACTTCCGTATACAACTAAAAACTCAACTCAAGCAAATATCGCATCTGCTGCTAGAGTAACTGACAATGGTACTCTTTCAGGAACAAGCGGATTGCTTTATTTAACTGCGAATTCAAACACTGCTGCTGTATATACTGGATGGGATGCAGCCGCTTGGACAAATTCAGGTACTAAAACTGTACAAGGACAATTTTGGTATGAAGCTCAGTAAGCTTATAGTGACTTATGAGCAGTAATTACTTATAAAGCATTTTAAAGGAGAAACTATGAAAAACCTATTTATGATAGCAATGATTGTTTTGTCTTTGTCGCTCGCCACAGGCTCATCGGCCGCTGATGTGGAGTTGAAAATTACGGTCCCGGATGCCTGGGTTGATGTTACGATAGCGGCTATAAATTCAAAATGGCCGAAACCGGCTGGAATCACCCAAAAGAAGTGGGCCGAAACCCAGATAAGAACTTGGCTGCGGAATATAGTTGGGGCCTACAAAAGAAATCTGGATCGAAGCGCTGCTCTGGATGCTGGCGGATACGTTGAAACCCGTGACGATGATATTCCGATTGAGATAAACCCGTAATAATTCATAAAAAAGGAGGTAAGTCATGCGTAGATTTTTATTCTATTATATTTTAGGGATGATCTTATTGGTCGTAGTGGTGAGTGTAGCTTATTCTCAAGAGCAAAAGCCGCTTACGCAGGAGAAGAGGATTGAGAACCTGACTCGATCTCTCCTCAATATGAAATTTAATTTCGCTGAAGAAAAGGCACTATTTGCTAAAGAAAAGAATATGAATGCCAGTGAGATGAAAATAACTGTTCAATTGCAGGATCAGGTTATGCGTCTTCAGAATCAGGCAGCCAAACTTGAGAAGAAATTGAAACGGGTTAATGAACAATCAAGCAAGAAAGTAGAGGAGTATGAGAAAAGGCTCGGGGAATCTAACGGAGAAATTGTACTCCTTGCGAGTAATCTGGAAAAGCTGAATCAAAAATACGGCGTTTTGCTGATTCAATCCCAGGAATTAATGACTGAGAAGATAGAGCTTGAAGAAAAACTTAAAATAGCCAATGCCTGGATTGTACAACTGGAGATGAAAGCCGTAGAGATACATCCCTATGATGTTGCGCCTGGAGAAGCGATAGATGTTCCGAAGGATGACGGGACATAACGATAAGTTGATAGAGGAGAAATGAAAATGAAAAGACTAATTTTAATATTAATTGTACTCGGTTTTGTTTTGGTAACAGCTTGCTCCGGTCCACAAAGGATCAAACTTAGCAGTTGCTTGGAAAATGAAGGAGTGAAAACGGATTGTCGCACTTTTGAAATTGAGGGAGAGATCGATATAATTCCAATTCTTTAAAATGAACACATTATACGAGGTAGCACTATGAGGGGCTGTACAGGTTGGCCGGAAGGCAATTGGCATGATTGTTGTGTTCAGCATGACCTTGATTATGAAGCAGGCGGGGATATTTGGGCAAAGATCAAATGCGATCATAAACTTGGGCGGTGTGTTGCTGGAAAATGTTCGATGCTCCTTGGATTGCTTATGTTCGTTGGAGTTTTGATTCTTGGTCTTGGGCCATGGTATCAGCATAGATGGTATCAATGGAGAGCAAAAAAAGGGGCACGGAAAAAATGACAACACAAATTAAGGTTGTTGGAAAGTGTGTTAAGCGGAGCTGGGAAATCCTATTATCCATTGCGATCGCAATCATCTTGTTTGCCGGGATAGCATTCGCTGATATCCCAAGTTGGTTTAATTCTGAGGAGTACCTAAAAGCTAATCCCGACGTTGCGGCCGATGGCTACTATGGTAGCCATCCATTTGAGCATTTTCTGTCGTCTGGATATCCAGAGCAGCGTACATGGCAAGGAGATCCGAAGCCGCCAGTAGCACCTCAGCCACCTAAGCCAGACCCTCCGAAACCAGACCCCCCGAAACCGGGTCCAATTGGCCCGAAGACTCATACCGTCTGGGTTGATAAGTTCAGCGGGTATGAAAAGACCACCAAGTTCAGCAGTTCCGGCGACAATCCCGAATTTAAACGGTTCGGGGCGGTTGAGTTTGGATATTGGCCTGGAAGTGATAGGCGGTACGTCTACAATACGAAATACCGTAAGAACGGAGTAGGCCATGTCGAGTATCACCCGGGATTGACCGGAAGATATGAGATCCGGTGGTATTTCCGAAAAACCGAAAACCGCGCAAAAACGGCAGTCAATGTCAGGGTGGTAAGATCCGATGGGACCAAAGATCTAAAAGCTGTATCGCAGTACGCCGCCAAAGCTGTATACACAAGCGTCGTTATCGGTACGGTGGATTTGACTGCGGGTGACTATATCAGCGTTATGCCGGGCGATCGGAGATCGATCTCGTTCGGAAAAATGGTTTTCAAAAGGGTGACATAATGCCAGAGAAAATCTGTGATGTTCCGTGCCCGGTGGTTGATGACAAGTTGGAGAAGGTGTGGCTAGCAATAGGCAAAAGGGTTTCTCTTCTTGTGTTTTTCTCTATTATAGGAGGCTTGTTAGTCATAGCTATCTATTTTGGGGAGGGTATTGGTCGACGGCAAGAACAGGTAGCTCTCCAACAAGGAAAAACCTTTGGTGCCCTGATTGATATCCAGAAAAGTGTTAGTGAAATTAAAGGAGAGCTAAAGCATCTGAACGGGCGTGCTAAGCGTGATAGGAGATAAAAATGGCGATATTATTTGAAAAAAACTTTGAGGACGGGAACTTGGAAGGTTGGAGGATTAACGGCCTGACTCCAACAGTGACATCTGAGATTTTGGCCAGAGTTGGAACGAAGTGCATGAAATCTCACTTACTTGCGGGAGAAACTCGTTCAGAAGTTAGAATGCCAGGCCTTTTAAATGCGGTTGGGAATGAATACTGGTATGGTTTTAGCGTTTACTTGCCGGAGCCTTTTGAAACTAATTCAGCATGGGAGCACGTTGCTAATTGGCATGGATATCCCGATTTTGGTATAGGAGAGGGTTATTTTGGGCAAGGTGCTCCACTGCAAATAAGTACTGCTCATCCACAAACCGCACCTGGATGGTCCGTGAGGGTTCGTTGGGATTCAAAACCAAACTCAACTCCGGGCGGTGTGCCGGATATAGAAGGGCAAGCCTTTTATGAGTTTGGAACATATGAAACAGATGTCTGGACTGATTGGGTGTTTCATATCAAGTGGGAGTATGATGAGACCGGCCTTCTTGTGATATGGAAAAATGGGGATAAGGTTTTAACTCGTAATGGTCCAAACTGCTACAATGATGAATTTGGTCCATATTTCAAGATGGGCATATACCGGGCGGGTAGAAGTGCTGGTGCTGCCCGCACGATTTACCATGATGAGTTTAAAATGGCAGATGCTGATAGCATTTACGAAGACGTGGCTCCAGGCGGGAAGCCTCCTGAGCCCGAGCCCAAACCGCCTGTTTCCAGGACCGCCAACATAATTATCAACATCCCGGCAACTCAAATCTTAGCCACAATTGACTGGACTGCCCCTGCCAAAGAGGACGAAAAATGAAAAAGCTATTCGTTATATTGTTCGCTCTCTCCATCCTGCTTGTCGGATGCACCAAAGAGACAATACCATATGGAGTGAGCGTAAAAGACGGTGTTGGATTTTTCACCTTTGAGGGTCCATTGACCTCAAGGTATTTGCCGGGAGCGCTCGAATATTTTTCCACGCATGGTATCAAGCGGGTCGTTATGGAGATGCACTCGCCTGGAGGGAGCTTTTATGAGATGTGGCGCATAATTGCCTGGATGGAGGCATATGATAATATTGAATACGAGACGAGAACTTACAGCCTGGCCGGGTCCGCGGGCCTTATTGTTTTTCTTGCAGGCGATATACGTCTGATATCACATTATCCTACTTTTATGTGGCATAACGTTCAAAGTTATGTGCCCGAAGAAGTTAAAAAGTTCTATAATGAGCGAAACAATACCTATTTCGCCTCTAGAACAGGCTTAACAGTAGAACAGATTCAAGAGAAAATTGAGAGCGCTGGAGGGGATTGGTACTTCGGAGCTAAGGAAGCGATCGCCCTTGGAATCGCTCATGGGTATATCGAATAATGATTACAGTTAAAGATATAAAAGTCTTGCGGGGATTGATGGAGGTCCCTGCCGTGGGAGTTCTGATGGATATTGTAGAGTGGATCTATGATGAACACGATCAAAACCATGTTATAACATCAGGTTTTCGTAGAGAAGATGCAGGGGTCCACGGGCAAAATCCTCTTAGGGGTTTAGACCTCCGCTCTCGAATTTATTCAGATCCGAACCGGCTTTGCCGCTTGGTTAATGACCGATGGGAATACGATGGGAAAAGGCCGGAGAAGGTGTGTGCGTTGCTTCACGGGATTGGCCTGAATGAGCACATTCACCTTCAAGTGCATCTCGGGACAAGGCTGAGATGACCGGGCTGTTGCAGATCATGTTTGTTTTAACTTAGCCCTTCCATGGAGGGGGATTGTACCTCCTTTCCACATACCGGCTATCTGTCAAGGGGTGTACTGGCACCCTGGATAGCCGGGTCTCTAAAGCCCTGGATCCGGCGGAGTGATGAACCGCCCCAGGGCTTTTCCTTTTTTTGTTATATATAAGCCTCTATATGTGACCTTTTTTATTCCATTTTTATTAATAAAAAGACTTGACAAATAATCATAAAGGGTTTATAGTATGAACATGAACGGGAAACAATATAACACAAATCAAAGAGGGGGCCCGACCATGTCAAAAACAATTAAGCAGCAAACGGGCTGGAAAAGACCGCACAAGAAAGCAGTTTGCCAGGATTATCACGCCTTGATGGCGGTCCATGAATATGATTTTGATTTGGATAACCCGGAATTTTTAAATTATTTCATCGAGAGGACCGGAATTTGTATCGGATCCGAAGAAAAGCCAGAGCTTGCCAGGTGGTTATTGATATCACCGAAGGCTGAAGGATGGTTGAGAACGTCCAAAGATTATAGATATATCAAGTCGGGGGAAGTGGTGCCACTAGGCAAAGAGCGGGAAGGCGCTATCATCACAAATAAGATTTTAAAGGGTCGCATTCAAGATTGCTGGGAACTATTCGCGGAAAAATGGGAGATGGGGGTGCGAGATGACCAGAGGCGGCAAGCGTGAAGGGGCCGGGCGGCCGCTCGGCTCCACGAAACCGAAAACCAAAACGAAGGTGACTTTCTGGTTGCCGACCTGGCTGTTTCGATTGCTGCAAAAGATGCCCGGATCACAAGGTAAAATCGTCGAGAGGGCGTTGATCGGGTTTTACAAGTTGAGAAGGAAGGGGAAAGCATGATTCGAACTAAATTAGCAAAAAAGGTGCTCACGAAAAAAGAGCAAAGGCATTTAACAAAAGACGCCAACGTCCATTCAATGGCAACTTTCATACGAAGCCGAAAAAAACAAGATGAGATGAGAGAAGAATCACTTGCAAGAGGGGTGCCTATCGGGCTTGCAGAGCCATGTTGGGATTGTGCCCATATTGCCGTAAAATTGACAGCGGGGGATGTCAATATCTGAAATTATCGGGTTTCCGGAATATCGCGCAAACCCTTGCTGCCGCTTGGTCGGGACGACTGGATTTGAACCAGCGACCCCAGCGTCCCGAACGCTGCGCCCGGCTGGCAGGACCTTATTTTAAAGGGTTTAGGGCGATTCATTTGACAGCCCTCAGTTTGGGGATGTCAGGGCTGCCGGGCGCTGACTTGCCAAGCGGGGGCAGCTTGCTTATGGCATCCCGGGCGAGTTCCATATCGATGTGTTGATAGATCCTGGTCGTGGTCTCGGTACGGGTGTGGCTCAAAAGTTCCGATGTTGTTTTAAGATTTGCACCCTTGCCAAGGAGGATTGAGGCGAATTTATGCCGGAAAGCATAGGGCGGCATACGCCTGGTTATTCCGGCTTTCTTTTTTGCGGTGATGAACGACTTCTTGATCGATGAGATCGGCCGGCCTTTGTATTCGATGATATAGGTCTGATTGTCCTGGTTCATCCACCTCATAAGGTACCCGAAAAACTCCTCATGCAGAGGAACTTCCCGTTTTTTTAGGCCGCCTTTTCGGGCGGATCTGATCAGGATTGTTCGATCAGTCCAGTTGATATCATCGAAAGTCAAGACAAAGAGCTCGGTCCCGGGGCGAAGGCCGGTGAAATAACAGATAATGATGGCCCGTTCAAGGTGTGGAGGGGAATGCTCAAGGATAGCAAGGATCTCATGGTGAGCCGGGGGTTGGATGATCTCATCGTCACGTTTCGGCATTTCATATCCCTGGATCGGGTTGCGAAGGATATAGCGCCGCTTTGCAGCCCAGTTTAAAATCGCTTGAATGATGGACAATTCACGATGAACGGTTGTGGCCTTGATGTTTCGTGGAGGGATCAGGGGGTTTTTGAATGTCTGAACGGTATTTAACCGCTTGTAAATATATTGATCGATCCGGTATGGCGTTACCTGGGCGATCGGCAGGTGTCCTATTTCCGGAAGGATGTTCCCGGTGAGTTTGTAAATGAGATCGTCTTTTGTGGTCGCCGATATGTTCCCCTCTTTGGCGACCGTGTATGCTTTTGCCAGCTCCTGAAAGAGGGGCCCTGACCGCCCGGGTTTTGGTGTCGTTTTTGTGGTTTCAAGGATTTCCTGGTTTCGATCCCGGGCTTTCCGTTCAGCCTCGAGGCCGCGGCCAAAATATTCCTGAGTTTTGTTTTTTCGGCCGGGGATCCGGTACTGGCAGATCCACCTTCCATCTTTTCTTTGGATGACGGACATCGTTTAAAAACCAAATAGGCTCACGGCCCGGCTGAATTTCCACAGGCCGTATATCAGGAAGCCCAGGGAACCCATTGTCAGCAGGGTGATTATGACATTAAACGGGGTCTTTACCATGGCCCCGCAATGAGGGCATTTATCGGCCTTTGATGAAACGGGCTTTTCGCATTCGTGGCAGTTGATCAGGGGCATCGAACCCTCCATCCCCAGGCGTCAAAACCACAGGTTTCGGGATTGGATTCTCGTGGTTAGCGCACGTTCGACTGCGCCTTTTTTACCAGCTGGAAACCGAACTTTTATGGTTAAGCGGATCTCTCTGATGTCTTCAAGCTCGATCGCAGCAACCGGCGTTGTGATGAGGGCACCGTCTTCATCATGATAGCTGAAGAGGGGATCATCGTCAAGGGAATTATTGGCGATATTATAAGGCCCAAGCGGAATGAACACATAATCGATTAATGTATTCTGCTCCGGGGCTCCCTCTCCTTCACCTAAAATTTGATCAATCCGATTATTCGGCCGATCATAAAAATAAGTTATTCTCTCGTCGTTATCGTCGATCGATCCATCCAAATTGATATCTATGGTAAAGCGGATATTGTCATCCTCAGCCTTTATAATCCCGAAATTATCACTTAAAGTGGGATCGAGGCCGGCCATCCGGATGTCCCTGGTTATAAAATCCATTGCAGCCCGCAAGTCCTGCTGGGCATTGGCCTTAACCTCCTCAGCGGTGTATGATGTGGATAGTTTTATGAAGAGGCCAGCCAAAGCCGCAAACATCACTGAGAGCATGGCGATGACCACCAGTAATTCAACCAGGGTAAAACCCTTGGTCTGTTTGGCTAATAAATTCATTCCCTTTCGCCCTCCTTTTTAAATAACAAAACAGTGAAAGCCCTCATAAAGAGATACGATCTTGATTGGTGATATAAAAACCAAACCTTTTGCCGTTCTTAGCCAGATTATATGGATTACATTGGGTTTTAAGTTATTTTTTTTTTGGGCTCTATGAGCAACTTTCCTTGATCTTCCACAAGTGACTTTTTTGGTTTTATAACCGCAATCATTCCTTTCAAAGAGACTTTTATCATTTCTTTTTGTTCAGAACTAAGCCCTTCAAGATCCAAAAGTATCTCGTTCATCTCCTTCTTCCATCCCGTGGGTCCGATCGTTGGGATTTGTTTGTCGGCTTCTTTCCCTGTAAAAGTTGCTGAATATATATAATCAATAAATATTGAAAATGTTTTCGATGGTTTTTTCTTGCCGGTTTCAATCCCAGATATGACCTGCTGGCTTACTCCAAACTTTTCCCCAAATTTTTCTTGGCTATAACCCATTGATTTTCTAAGACTTAATACTTTATCCGATAAACTTTTCATAAAATTAACTATATTTATGTATTTTCTACTTGACAGATAACTATATTAGTGTATCATAGGTTTCAGCCTACATTCATCAACCTATCAAATGTATCAAATGTTTCAAGTAAAAAATGGCAATTAAAAATCATCATGCTGTAATCCAGCTCAAGTTATTGGGCTTTCCTTTAGTCAACATCCGAAAATCCTTTCACAAACTAACCGGCATAACCCATGAAGAAATGGCCCGAAACGTCGGGACAAGCCGGGCAAACCTTACAAATCATATTGATGGCCGTCGTCATAATTCTGAGATTCAGCAAAAAATAGCTGATGTATATGAAGTCCCAGTTAATGAACTTTTTGAATAGAGAATATCCACACATCCGCAACTTGTAAATTTCTAAATGCATTGGAGTTGGAAATATGAGATTTGAATCGTCTTTTGTTTTTGCAGCTGCCAAAAAATACCTTCCAAAAGGATCCATCCAAAAACTGTTTACCAAATCCACGCGCCTTTTCAATATGTGGGCCACCGATCCAAGGACCTCGGCAATTGTGGCCAGAAATCCGATCGACAGAATAAGAATATTACTCAACGAGCTTGACGATTTCGGCCAAGGCCATGTCTCTCGGGCTGCCATCGATTACATGGCCGAACCGCTTGGATGTCATTGTGTCGAAAAAAGCGGGGCGAAATCAGACAAGGGGACGATTGACGGCGAAGTCGCCGACATCTCGATCGCTTTGGGGAATTTGGGGTCAGAAGTCCGGGAGGCGCTTAAAAATGGGGAAATTGATTCTGATAAACGAAGGCTGATCGTAGAGGCGGCCAGAAACGTCAAGCGTCAAGTTGAGGAGCTTCTTGATGCGGCAGGAATGAACAAATAATGCCCTTACAAACAATCACAGCAGAAGACGAACTGATACACGACATCGACCAGATGATTGCCACGCTGAAATTGAGGCGAGCGGCTATCGTTGCCCGGAGGCCTGCGCCTGTTAGTCGGCGGCCCGGGGATACCAAGATCACTCACAAGGGGCGTGTATGGGATTTTGATTTATGCACGAAAGGCAAAAAGAGAGGGAAAAAATCATGATGCTTGAAATGATGTTCGATTGGTTATGGCACAGATTTTTAGGGGCCATGCTTTTTACGCTTGGGGTTGTCCTGGCCTATGTTGCGGCTTGGCTTTTATCAGAAGCCATCGAGTCGTACCAGGCGGCACAACAGGCGCTTTATTTGAGATGAAAGGGGGTGAAAAAACGATGGGGGAAGAATTTACATATACACCCGATCCCGATGGGCCGGTTATTGGCGAATCCCCTATGGATTTATTTCGCCGGGAATTGAAAAAATGGGAGGTTAAAATCGACAGGATGTCACGCTTGGAAATGGCCCGGATGCGGAGGTACGCACCGGCTGGACACCTGGTTTTTGACAAGAACCTGCCGCTGTTTGACCGCTTTGTAAGGCGGTTTGAAAGTATGGGCGGTATGTCGCTGGCAGTTTCAAAGGCGATAGCCAGAATCCGGGAAGCTGAAGGAGGGAAGGGGTGATGCAATGTCAATGGAATTAAAATTGGAAATCAAACGCTTAAAAGATGAGATAAAGATTACTGAAAATTGGTTGATGACTTCCAATAACTTACTTGAGGAACAATACCGGGTTATGGATGAAATCCCAGCGTGTTCCGTCCATGGCAACCGTTGTATCCCCCACGCGGTGGAATGGTTATCTCGTATCAGAACCCTGGGCCAGATTATCTATGAAGAGGATAAGCGATGCTTGAAATGATTTTCGATTGGGTATGGAAACGGTTTTTCGAGATTGTGATGCTAACAACGGCGCTAATCCTGATCACCTTTTCAGTATGGTGTTTCCTTGAGGCCATCGCACCGTATCAGGCGGCGCAACAGGGGTTTTATTTGAGATGAAAGACGCACCGACGAGACCGGCGATGAGATATCACGGCGGAAAATGGAGAATCGCCCCATGGATTATCAGCCATTTTCCAGAACATAAAGTTTACGTCGAGCCGTATGGCGGCGCGGCCGGTGTGCTTTTGAGAAAGCCTAGAAGTTTTGGGGAAGTCTATAACGATTTGGATGGGGATGTAGTTAATTTTTTCCGAGTTTTACGTACGCCTGCCCAAAGAGAACGATTAATAGAGGCGGTCCGGTATACCCCGTACGCTCGCAGCGAATTCAAGGAAGCGTACGAGCCTGCGGATGATCCTGTTGAGCGAGCCCGTCGTTTATTAATTCGGGCTGAAATGGGGTTCGGGTCTGCCGGCGCATCGAAGGGGACAACCGGTTTTCGCTGCCAATCCCATCAACATTTAGACAGAGATCATCCGGGAAGAAGCGTACAAATGGCATGGGCCGATAAGGGAAATGTTCTAAAGAAAGTGGCAGCACGGTTTCAGGGAGTGATGATCGAGAATCGACCGGCGATGGAGGTAATATCGTATTGGGACCGGGAGGAAGCGCTGTTTTATATCGATCCGCCATATCTTCCGGGAGTGCGGGACTCAAAAACCCGCAGCGTTTACCGGCATGAAATGACAGAGGATCAACACACCGACATGTTACAAGCGATTCGGGCAATAAAAGGCATGGTGATTTTAAGCGGGTATTCGTCTGATTTATATAATTCTATTTTGTCGAACTGGTACACGCAAAGCAAAAAGGTGCGGGCCGCCGGGAATCGAGGAACGGTTATGCGCACAGAGCGATTGTGGATGAATACCGCAGTTGTCGACCGGTTGAATAGAAGGGATCCCCTTTTTAATGGATGAAATTATTACTGAATGCATGGAGAGTATGCAATGAAAAACAAACTAATCGACCTGAATAACCATTTGTTTTTTCAGATGGAGCGGCTGATGGACGAGGAGCTGAACGATGAAGGTTTGATTCGTGAGATCAACCGTTCCAAATCCGTTAGTAATATGGCAGCTCAAATTATCAATAATGCAAATCTGGCATTAAAAGCCTCGGTTGCCATCAATGATGGGCTCCTGAAAGAACCTCCCAAAATGCTGGGGTTGAATGGCTACAAAGATGAGGATTAACTACACACGCCAACAGCTCGATTTTTTACAGGCCGGATATTTGTCTATGAATATTCATGGCCTTGCAAAGGCATTTAATAACCGGTTCGGTACGGACAAGACCGATGTGGCTATCAAATCAGCCCTGAGTAGCCACCGAATTACTTGCGGTCGGGAGGCTAAAGACCGCCTGATTTCAAGGTTTCGGATATTCAACCCGGAACAGGCACAGTTTCTGAAAAACAATTATGGGGGCCGGAGCATAGCGGAAACGACCGTTTTATTTAACGGTCGTTTCGGGACCGACAGAACACTACAACAAATCAAGACATTTGTACGTAACCGCGGTATCACCTCGGGGCGCACTGGCTTCTTTGTCAAAGGGCACACGTCCTGGAACAAGGGCACCAAAGGGCTTACAAGTAGGAATAAGACCAGTTTTAACAAAGGAAACGTGCCTCCAAACCGCAAGCCGCTTGGAACGGAACGGATATGTCCGAAAGACGGATTTATACAAATAAAAATTTCAGAGAAAAATCCGTATACGGGATTTCCGACTCGCTATAAGCATAAGCACGTACACATCTGGGAGCAGACGAACGGTCCAGTTCCGAAGGGCATGGTGGTGGCTTTTATAGATGGCGATAAAACCCGCTGCGAGCTTGATAACCTGATGCTGATTTCCCGGGCCGAATTACTCAACCTAAATCAACATGGTTATAAAGATACGCCGGCTGAATTAAAACCGAGTGTGCTGGCACTATCAAAACTCCAGGTGAAGACCTGGGCAAGAGAGAAAAAGATAGGCTAAACGCTTGAGGCCGCGACCAGTGAACCTGCAACCAAAAAGGAGGATCCTGTGTCGTTGAGGTAGGAAAGGACAAGAGCCCGGCTTGGGCGGCCGGTTGGGCTTCTTAAACTGAAAGGGGGTAAAATATTATGAATTTAAAGGAGCTAAAAAAAGAAACGCCGCCCAAATGGCGTGTTCAATCGTTCAGTAAACGCAAACCTGTGGCTTCCTGTGTACCCTACATCGATGCGCGAACTGTAATGGATCTGTTGGATGAGGTTTGCAGTCCCGAGAACTGGCAAGATGACTATAAGACCATTGATGGCAAATTATTTGCAGGTATTGGGATTTGTAATCCAAACGGTTTTTTCGCGTGGAAGTGGGACTGTGGTGTTGAAAGTAAAAAAGAGAAGGAAAAGGGCCAGGCCTCAGACGCCTTCAAACGAGCTGCCGTGAAATGGGGTATAGGTAGGTTTATTTATACCATAGACGTCCAATACGTTGATGCAAACGAGAAGAAAACCGACAGTAATTATCCTTACTGTATAGACGCCCGAAAACAACGAATATGGGATTTGACAAAACACATTAACGAGAAAGTCGCTGGGAAGAGGCCGGAGGTTACGGAAGACAAACGCTCAGAGTTTTCCGCTCCATCTTCCCGGAATGATGCCGACCAGACCGCTCACGAAGAACTGGTCAAGGCTGTTTTGCAGTTTAAGGCGGTAGACGCGCAAAAATATTTAGAGACAATCAAGGGTGGAAACCCAGAAAAGGCGTCAGATGATCAGCTGAAGAAGTGGCTCAGTGCGTTTGATCAAATCGTTGAAGAGGATAATATTCCGTCTTGAGAAACCTCAAAAAATACAAACCTGCAAGATATCGATTGGGATTTCCGGATAGACCGATCGAAAGGAAGTGCTCCAACTGTGCCGATTATGAAATTAAGGTCGGCGGGGGCGGCGCGTATTGCAATAACCGTAAGGAGTTTTTCGTAAACCCCGGCAATTTGAGCCGACAGGAGGAATGCCTACCGCCGGGAAAGCGAGTTTGTAAAAAGTGGATAAAAAAGGAGGTAATTATGCAGCCGAATGCACAAGATAAACAAGAGACCGACGGGGGCACGAAAGACGCTATCAGGAGGTATCCGCCGACCATCAACAGGACCGGTTTTCCGCTTACGGACGCGGCAATCAAGGCCCTTGGTCCGGATGGTCCAGGGATTTACGACCAGGCCAAAAAGGATCTTGGCTTTCCGGATGGGCCGTATACGTCGGTGACAGATACAGCGATCGCGGACCGGATGAGCCTGCTTGTGAATCGGGCGAATCGCTAGCGACGCACACAGAGAGGGAGGTTTAAATGCAAACAAAAACAGAAGACGCGGAATCATTCTTTTCAGATCTATACCACGGAGCCCATCATATACCGGGAAAAATAAAGGCATTCGGGGAAGGATGGTCTGTGAACCATTGTGGGGACTTATCCACCTTTGATTTTGATGATTTAACCCGCTTGGTGTTTATGGCGCATGATCGCTGCATGAGGGCAAGTATTATGCAAAGCGGCCCGGGCATGGTCAAGATTGTTGTTTGCAAAAGAGAGGGTCGAAAGGGCTCTTTTTGTTCCAGACATCCGACCATTGAGGAGGCTCTTAATATGTATCAAGAGTATCCCCATGGCTAAGGCAACAGGGGGCTTTGAGAGAAACAATGACAAAAAAAGCAAAATATAGAAAACCAATAAACCTTAAGGGTATGTCACTCGACCCCAAAAGAAAACCGGTCCCAAAGCCGCCACCGATTGATTGGGAATCAATTCCGATATCAGGATGTTCGGCCATGGTCGGTTGGTGGCCGCTTCGGAGGGTGTGTGGACATCTCTTTTTTCATCCGTTGTGCAACATTAAGGTTATTCCGGGATCTCAGCCGGTTATGTTCGGGTTGATAGCCTCCCCGTTTGTGGTTTGCGCGAAATGCGGGGTGAATACCAGGGAGCCTGAAGCACCGAAGGTTGATATAAAATTGTCTCAGTTTTGGGAGTGGTTTCGTTACTCTCTTTTCCGGGGGCAATTCAAAAAAAAGGAAGGTGGTTCATCATGACTAAAATATATGTCGCATCTTCTTGGAGAAATCAAGACCAACCCCATATTATCGATTTATTACGTGAGCATGGACACAAAGTTTATGATTTTCGAAATCCCATGACGATAGTCAACTTGGTGGGATTTAAGCAAGTCGCATACCCTGAATTGGCAGGCAAAGGGTTTCACTGGTCAGAAATAGACCCTGATTGGCAAAATTGGGATAAACATCATTATAGGAAGGAGCTTGACCATCCAATAGCTGTTAATGGATTCAATTTAGACCTCGATGCTATGAAATGGGCCGATGTGTTTATTGGGGTTCAGCCATTTGGCCGAAGCGCTTCAATCGAGATGGGATGGGCTGCCGGGCAAAACAAGAAAACCATCCTGCTTTTAGCAAACGGTGAGCCTGAATTGATGGTGAAGATTTTTGACCATATTTGCTGCAACCCTTATGAAGTTTTGGAGGCCTTGAAGAGCTGAACTCATGGCGCGTCCAGAAAGACATGATGTTGATTATTTCCCATTCTACATAAAAGACGGCCGGACCCTGTTTATCCTTGAAGCAAAATATGGATGTAAAGGAACGGGATTTTTCACCAATGTAATGCGGTTTTTATGCTCTACGCCCGATCATCATTTTTCCATTCAAGAGGATACCGACCGTCTTTATTTCTTTTCAAAGACAAAATGCGATGAGACTTCCGGTGCTGACATGTTGGATATAATGTCAAAGACCCGGAAGATACACACTCACCTGTGGGTTTCTTCCGCCGTAATTGTTTCAGAGGCCCTTTTAGAGTCCCTTAAAGATGCCTATCGCAAAAGAAAAAACCTCATCATCACCATAGAGGAAATTGCTAAAAAGTATGTTTCTACCGGAGTTGAGGCGGTTTCCGGCGGAGGAAACGGGATAAACGCCGGCAATAAACCACAAAGGAAACTAAAGGAAACTAAAGGAAAGAAAACAAAAGAAAAACCATCCCCCTACCTCGGCGACCTAAGCTCTAAAATAACTGAGCTCGCTAAGCAGCTCGCTCGCCTTTCTTTAGCTTATCCAAAAAACGGTCATAAGAATTTTAACATCAACGGGCTCGTCCAAGAGCTCGTCAATAAAAAAATCCACCCACAAGCGATCCATGTCGCGTTGAGCTCACTCGCTAAGCGATGGACGTTCACAGGTAAAAACGAGGTTAAAAACCCAAGAGGTTACGTTTGGACGATCATCAATACCACCAGTGGCAACTATTACGAGCGTGAGCACATCGTTAAATCTCAACAGTTTAAAAATCTTGAGATGCCCGGGGAGCTGCTCCGGGGAGAGGAGTGAAAGATGGAATTAATAATCGTAAATAGCCGGGAATATCGGGATAGATTCGCAGCTAGGTTGGTGGAAAAAGGGTACGAAAAGACCGAGGCATGGAATGCGATGATAGCATGGGAAGAGGCCACCTCTTCATTAGCTAATACCGAAGCTGGTCCCGAATATGAAGCTGATGAGTGCTTTATTTATTGGAAAGAGCATGAGCCTACTTTTTGAGTTGGGAATTGATTCGTGATTAAAAAATATCTTCAACTTCCAAACTCGGGGTTTTTCGGGGGGTATTCTGTTCGCCCTGCAGGAAAAACGATTGAGTCCGGCCCAAACGACGCCCTTGTGAAGCATCGGAAAAAACGCAAATGTAGAAATGAAATAGCAGGTAAATCACGGGCTGCGAATAGACGCAGACATTAAAAAAGGAGGATGAAATGGAAAAGAGATATTCAAACGAGTATGTAAAACATCTTTTCTCAGACGATGAGAAAAAAGAAATCGCGATAGACCTGGCTCAAAAGGTCGCCGAACTAAAACAACAGGAAGACGACAAGAAAGCAACCCTGGCGGCTTGGTCGGAGTTGAAAAGCAAGATCGACAGTCTCACAGCGATGCTGAATGTTGCAGCCGTCAAGCTGAATAATGGGTATGAAATGACCACCGTAAAATGCGAATTCGTTCCTGACTGGAAAGCAAAAACTTGGATTATAAATCGTGTCGATAATGGCGAGTTTGTTAAAGAGCGTAAAATGACGCCGGACGAGCTGCAGATGAGGCTTAAAATGGAGTCTTCAGAATGAAACAGACCGAGGCTGAAATAACCAAGGCGATCCGGAATGTGCTTCGTAATTTGGGCGTTTTCCATTGGAAAAACTTCTCGGGACCCATGCAACACCCGAAAGGCATATCAGACATCCTGGGGATTTGGAAAGGCCGGTTTTTAGCGATCGAGGTTAAAACAGAGACTGGCCGGGTGTCTGATGATCAAAAGGAGTTTCTTCGTCACATTAATCAGCCTGGAATGGCGGGAAAGTGCCCTCATTGTGGCGTACCGGTCAAAGCTACTGGTTTAGGATTTGTTGCCCGATCGATTGACGTTGTGATTGATCAGCTCGGGGTGAAAGATAGATTTTTTTAAATATGGAGGGTTTGAAAATGGAGAAGCTAATGTATTGCGAAGCAAATAAATGCAAATTAACGCAGGCTGCCTGTATCGCTCGCAAGGCGCTTGTTAAAAAACAGGTCGAGGATGAATCACAGCCCAAGCCACGGGGCAGACCGAGGAAGAAAAACACGTTTATGGACCTCGAAAATTGCCTGAAATGTACGGGCGGGTTGAGAGAGCTACGACCCGGACAAGAGCCCGGAATAACCGACGAGGGGCTTGGGGCGAAAACGTGTAAAAAATGTGAAGAGGAGAAGAGCAGCCATTATTTTGACCGCGGTAAAAGTATCTGTGTGCTCTGCATTATAAGAAAGAAGGAGGAGGCGAAAGAGAACATAGAAAAAGAGGAAAAAAAGCGGAAGAAGAAGGATCTTGAAGATTTTATAGAAGCGGAAACAACTTCGGACCAAATAAAGGCAGACGTAAAAAAGGTGGACGATATCATCAGCTATTATGATGAAAACGGCGCCCTCATCGCAACGTCGGTTGCTGCGATCGAGCTTGAAGACAAACAAATACAGTCTGATGGAATATTACAAATAGACCTTTCCCTCGTTGCCGGCCTGAAAGACGCCTTAAAGAAAGCGGCCGATGAAGACGTCCGAACGGTCGAGCAGCAAGCGCTGTTCATGCTGAAAGTTGGGCTGCATGAGGATGTAGATTTGGCCGTATCAAGACGATTTAAAGAAATAGATTATTCAAAATACCCATCTAATTGGCGGACCGACCCGAATGTTAAATAAGCAAAAAGGAAACATGTACGGTTTCGTGGATGCCACCTGGAATGTGGTCAAGGGGAAGTGCCCCCACGGTTGCACGTATTGTTACATGAAGCGGTTCGGCGAACAAGCGGAGCTGCACTTTGACGAATCGGAGATGAAAACGGATCTCTATAAGTATGGGGAAAACCAATTCATCTTTGTCGGAAGTTCCTGCGATATGTGGGCGGAAGATGTCTTATTCAGGTATAGAAGCCGAACGATTAACCATTGTAATAAATATCCTAAAAACAAGTATTTGGTTCAAACCAAAAACCCGCAGGGCGTCCTGGTTATGCTGCTGTTCCATGATTTTGTTTTCCCAAAAAACACCACCATCGCCACCACCATCGAAACCAACCGGGCCTATCCACAGATGGGCAAGGCGCCGCCGATCGAAGAAAGGATCCGCGCGCTCCGTCAAATAAAAGAGCTTGGCTTTAAAACCATGATCACGATCGAGCCGGTCATGGATTTTGATATTATGCCCCTAATAGCCTGTATATTTTATGCAGGGCCGGACCAGGTCAACATTGGCGCCGACAGCCAAGGCCATAAATTACCAGAACCAAGCGCAGAGAAAATTAAAACGCTGATCGAGAGGCTTTCTAGGTTTACCGAAGTCAAACGAAAGCCGAATTTGAAGAGGCTGTCTATTTAGAGCCGAAAACAAAAAGGCCCATCCAGATCCAAGGAGCGAGAATGAAAGCAATTAGCAGGAGGTCTTTTTGCAGGAAAGTGGCTGGAGCGCTTGGGCTTGCCCTTGTGTTTCCAGTTGAGGCAACGACCCATGAAACACCCCAGAAAGTTACAGTCACGATTGGCGCAAGCGAATCAGCGACAAAAATATATTGGCGTATGTGGCGAGCGCTTGACGATGTAGAAGCTAAGCCAAGCCACTGGTGCTAAGCTCTGGAGCGAAGCTACAAAGGCTAAGCAGCGTTGGTGATGAGGTGGTGATGAACATACTATATGTAATGATATCAAGAGC